ACACAAAGTTCATTATAGAGCTTGGGAAAGTGGTTGTAAAGGACTTTACTACTTGAGAACTGAGAGTTCAAGTAGGGCAGAGAATGTTACACAAAAGGTTACTAGAATTGCACTAAAGGATTACGAAACTCCAACCGACGAAAGTCAGGACGAATGTGAAGCTTGTCAAGGTTAGGAGAAAAATATGGATGTATCTATCTATTCAAAAACGGGGTGTCCGTTTTGTGTGAAAGCAAAAGATTGGTTTGATGATTTTGATATCAAATATACGGAGGTTGTTCTTGATAATGAAGAACAACGTCTTTCATTTTATCAAAGAGTAAATGGTTCAAAAGAAGTTCTGGGGACAGGTTCGTTTCCCAGAAGAGTTAACTCTATGCCCCAGATATTTGTCGATGACAAACATATCGGTGGGTATGATGATTTGATGGTAAGTGCAGATAAGATACTAAAGAAAGTATCTGGTGGATTGACCAAAGTATCACAGACTTATAAACCATTCTTTTATCCTTGGGCAGTAGAACTAACCACAAAACATGAGAAAGTTCATTGGATTGAGGATGAGGTTGATTTGTCCGAAGATGTAATGGACTGGAAGACTGGCAGAGTATCAGAAACAGAGAAAGAATATATCACAAACATTCTGCGATTATTCACTCAGTCAGATGTAGAAGTTGGTAAGAACTATTACGATCAATTCATTCCCAGAATTAAGAACAACGAAGTTCGTAATATGTTAGGGTCATTCGCCGCGAGAGAAGGTATTCACCAAAGGGCTTATGCACTGTTGAATGAGACTCTTGGATTGCCAGATAGTGAGTATCACGCATTCTTGGAGTATCAGGAAATGACCGACAAGGTAGAGTTCATGACAGACTCCGATCCTTCTACTGTAAGAGGTTTGGGGCTCGCATTTGCAAAATCTGTATTCAATGAAGGTGTCGCACTATTCGCATCATTCGTAATGTTGCTCAACTTCCAGAGATATGGAAAGATGAAAGGAATGGGTAAGGTCGTAGAGTGGTCTATCAGAGACGAATCTATGCACGTTGAAGGAAATGCAAACCTTTTCAGATCATACTGTTCAGAACATCCAAGAATTGTGGATGATTCCTTTAAGAAAGAAATTTATGAAATGTCCAAGACTGCAGTTAAGTTAGAAGATAAGTTTATTGACTTGGCTTATAAAATTGGAGATATCGATGGATTGTCATCAGATGAGGTAAAGGTTTATATTAGATATATAACTGATAGAAGACTACTTCAACTGGGGCTAAAACCTGTATTTAAGGTAAAAACGAATCCTCTTCCTTGGTTGGAATGGATTCTTAATGGCGCAGACCACACTAACTTCTTCGAAAATAGAGTTACTGAATATGAAGTTGCTGGGTTGGTTGGTAGTTGGGATGACGCATACGCATAAATAGGATTATAAATGTCAAGAGATGACGCACCAGATATAATAGAGTGTAGATACTGTTCTTGTTACTTTGAAATATTTTTGAGAAATCCAGATGATAGTGTGAATTACTGCCCGAATTGTGGAGAACAAATATCGGGTAGTTATTCTTTAGAAGATGATGAAGATGATGAAGATGAGGATTACGATTTATATAATGAAACTAATAGGTTATGGCAAGATTAGCAGGAATTGATTACAGTTTAACTTCCCCATCTGTATGTACATATACCGGCGATCCGGAAAATTTTACATTCGAATCGTGTGATGTATACTTTCTTTCGCCCACCAAAAAGTACTCAGAGTATTCTTTTAAGAATATAGATGGTCAATCGACAATATTTACTTATGAGTATCCCGAAGAAAGATATGATTTTATATCTGACTGGGCCGTGGATATTGTATTGACAAACGAGATAGAATCTGTTTATATAGAAGATTATAGTTACAACTCTACAGGAAAGGTATTTCATATCGCAGAAAACTGTGGCCTTTTAAAGTGGAAACTATGGAATTCTGAGATAGATTATCATTTAGTTTCCCCGGCGGAGATTAAGAAGTTCGCATCTGGTAAGGGAAACGCCAACAAAGAGATGATGTATGAGAGTTTTATCTCTTCTACTAGTATTGATCTAAAGCAATACTTAGAATCTAAATCTACAAAAGTAGGAAATCCAATATCGGATATCATAGATTCCTATTATATTTGCAAATATGGTATAAATTTACTTGACAAAGGAGAAATTATTCTATAGAATGGTCTTATCTTTTAATTGAGTAAATTTATGCAAATAATTTACGGCAGCATGAGTCACGATCCATCCGGCAGGAAACGGAAAACGTCTCGCAAATCCACTAAAAAATACCAACCAGAATTCCGTCCACTCAAGACTAACTCCAATATTCTCCGACAAGAAACTGTTTACCCTTCTAGGGAGTTGACAAGTCCAAACACTTGTGGTATAATAAACAAACCAAAATACACAGGTAATTCTATTATAGGTATTGCCACCATGCACAAGTCAAACGCAGTACCAGTTACCAGCGCAAAATACGCAGAAGAAATATCGAGGATGGGGAAATGAACGTATTTGTATTAAGTCGAGATCCAGTAGAGGCAGCACAACAACAGTGCGATAAACATATTCCAAAGATGGTTGTTGAGTCTGGCCAAATGTTATCGACAGTCCATCGCATACTAGATGGTGTTGAAATGTCGAAACCATCAGTATCGGGAAAACGTCAGGTAAAGTATTATATGCTTCCAGATGATAGAGAAAAAACTCTCTACAAGGCCGTTCATCACAAACATCCCTGCACTGTATGGACTGGCGAATCATTCATTAACTATCGATGGCACTGGAAACACTTTGCTGCGCTTTGTGACGAATATACGCACCGTTACGGCAAGGTTCATGCGACTGACACAAAACTACGGGATGCACTAAAACGGATGCCAGCGAACATCCCTCGCACCAGAATGACGCAATTTAAGTTGGCTATGAAGTCAAATCCAGAATGTATGTTCCCAGAAGATCCGGTCAAGTCATACCAGAAATTCTACATAACAAAACAGAAAAGATTCAACATGAAATGGACTAACAGAGAAGTACCGGAGTGGTTTGAGTATGAGTGAATTCATTGGGAAGGTTGGCGAAAGAGCCCTTTGGTTTGCGAAAGTCATAGAAAAGAAAGATGTCAATACTCATTATGGTAAAAGTACCGTATACAGCGTTGTGACTCAGACCGGAAGATATGGATCATTTTTTGCTGATAACAATGATCAGTTGGATGTTGATGTTTGTTTTCACTTTAAGGGAACTGTTAAGTCGCATGACTTTAATCAGTACACAAATAGAAATGAGACAAAATTCAATAGAGTATCGATTGCAGATGTCATAGGAAAAGCTTCTTGACAAACTCCGAATATATCGGTATACTGTTACACAATATAAAAATGGATTTTTTAAATGATTTTGGTTGATTTGAATCAAGTTGTAATATCAAACTTGATGACACAGATAAACTCCTACCAAGAGACAGTCGATGAGAATTTGATTCGTCATATGATTCTCAACAGCATCCTAAGTGTTAAGAAGAGATTCTCTGGAGACTATGGAAATATCATTCTTTGTTGCGACAACAAAGATTTTTGGCGCAAAAAAGTGTATCCATACTACAAAGCTTCGCGCAAGAAAATGCGAGAGTCTTCCGGATATGATTGGAATCTTATCTTTAACACTATTACTGACGTAAAGAGAGATCTACGAGAAGTTTTTCCTTACAAGATACTTGAAGTAGAACACGCAGAAGCAGACGATATAATCGGAGTTCTTGCAAAACATTTCTCTTCTAGAGAAAAAATAATGATCATATCTAGCGATAAGGATTTTAAACAACTTCAACGATACGAAGGTGTTTCTCAATACAGTCCTATATTAAAGAAATTTATCTCAACTTCAGATCCTTATAAATATATAAGAGAACACATTATTAGAGGAGATAGGGGCGATGGAGTTCCTAACTTTTTGTCGCCTGACGATGTATTTGTCACCGGAAAAAGACAGAAAGCCTTATCCAAAAATAAGTTAGTAGATTGGTTGAATATTGACCGAGCTCCAGAAGAGTTTTGCGATTCTAATATGTTGAAAAACTATAAGAGAAATGAACAACTAGTCGATTTAACATTTGTTCCCGAAGAAATTGAGAATCAAATTCTCACCGAGTATCAGAAACTTCCAACTGGCGACATGAAGAAAGTTTTTGATTATTTTATTAAAAACAAGATGATTCTTCTTATGGATGAATTGTCTGAGTTTAAAGAGGCAAATTATGAAGTTAGTATCTGAAATTTTTGATGAAATAGAGTCCACACGTTCTATTAATCAAAAGAAAGATATTCTATCCGGTCACAAAAGGACTGGGTTTTTGAGTGTTTTACAACATATGTTCGATAGGAATATCAAATTCGCTATCAAAAAAATTCCAGAATATCGCCCATCCAAGGCACCTCTAGGACTAGAAGATAGTTACCTAGAGAAGACAATGAAAGATCTTAGACTGTTCTATACGGGCAGTAATGTATCCGAAGATAGGATGAAAATCATCCTTATTCAGATTCTTGAGAGTCTTAATCCTAAAGAGGCCGAAATCCTCTGTAAGATTATCACTCGCAAGATAAAAGTTTCCGGTCTGACTGAGAGATTAGTCAGAGAAGTCCATCCAGACCTTTTGCCGGAAGCAGCGGGGGAGTAGTAGTTTGATGAATATGATGTTTTATGTTGCGAAGGGTTCATTATTAGTTCTTGTTTTCGTTTTTATTATGTCATGTTTCAACCAAACTAATGCTCTAATTGATGACTTTGTTCATGTTAAATATAATGGGATGATTGATGAAAAACAAGAAAGATTTTCACAAAAATAATCGAAATCATAAAATAGAAAGTTATAAAAACTTCTCTAAAAATCTAGTGGTCAAACTGCGGCCTATAATCAACTTTAGAAAGACTTGGGGTTATGAAGTTAAACTCATTGACTTTGCCTCTGAGTGGTCTAGAGAAAGTGGGCCAGAAGTAACCGCAAAGTTCTTTCTCAGGGAAGATGACGCAAGAACTTACGCAAAAAATCTAGCAGGAGCATCTTAATGCAAAACTTTGAAGCGCATATGCTCCCCGAAGACACAGCAAAGTATGAAACTGATCCATACTATGCTGCTTGGTTCTGGCTAAACGAAGAAAATGATTATTTTCGTTGGCCAACGTATATTGCTAAGTGTCGTATGTACGACCAACAGGCAGAATCAACCTCAGTAACTTATATTAGGAGTTCAGTTTAAATCATGGCGAAAGGAAAGGGGGGGTCAAACAAGACCTCAAATATTCCTGCAGGCCCTAAAGTGTCTGCAGGCCCATCTAAGAGTAGGTGGGCGGGAGATCCAAATTATTCAATGCAACGAGCAATGAATCAACTCAACGCATGGAAAAGGGGCAAGAATGTCGTTCTTACCGTTCCCAATCCGGATAAGAGTGACACTAGTGCTCGGTATATCAAAGTGAATGCCCGAGATTACTGGGGCAGTCCTTTTAAAAAGCAGCAGAGCGCCAAACGCCCTGCTGAAACTGGAGGCGAGGAATGATGAACTTGGACAGGGGGAAAATCGAATTGTCTCTCAAGAGAGGCAAATTCTTGGTAGATTTTACCAAAGTCAATGGAGATCAAAGAAAAATTCTTTGCACTCTGTCTCAAAAGTTTATGCCTAAAGCCGAATTTAATGTCAGTCGGGTAGAAGCAAAACGTCAAAAAAACACAGAAACTCTGTCCGTATGGGATTTGGAATCTGAATCTTGGAAATCCTTTAGAGTCAATTCTGTTAAATCTGTAGAACAAGTTAAAGATTAAATCTTAACTCTAAGAACTGTTCCGCGATAGCTCAGTTGGTAGAGCCGCTGACTGTTAATCAGCTGGTCGTAGGTTCGAGCCCTACTCGCGGAGCCAAATATCCGTCTGTAGCTCAATAGGATAGAGCAACGGCCTTCTAAGCCGTAGGTTACAGGTTCGACTCCTGTCAGACGGGCCACATTTCTGAAACACTTTGTAACATTTTGATACAATTTGATACAAAAAAAACCTTTTATTTGTTTTTAATGCCATGTAGCATATACACATAAACAATTGAGAGAGAATTTATGTCTATGCAAACTTTTGAGACCAACGTAGTCGAGATCGCCGGTGAAAAGGTTGTAAGAAGTCGGATGGGAACATTTACTGGAGAAAAAGAAACCTCCATCCCAGAGAAATTCGAACAGACCGTTCAAGTCGAGGGTCTTACTGTTTGGAGATCAAACGGCGAGGTTCCTTTTTCAGATATGCTTCTAGACTTCGTTTCGCATGGTAAAATTACCTTCGAACAGGCAGAGTTCTCTGCTCTGCAGAGAAAGAAGGACACAGAATCGTCTCTTGAGACTCTATTTCGCGGCCCAAAGGGAGATCTTTTCTTGGGAGAAGGTGCGTTGGGTTATCGCGAAGAACGACTTGAGAAAATTGCAAAAAATGAAGAGTTTTCTTCTCAAATTACCACTCTAAAGGCCAAATAATTCGTAAAAGCCCTTGACAGGGTTGTGGATTTTTAGTATAATATAACCATAAATTGATGAGGAAAAACCAAATGAGAGAAGAACTATCAGAATATGTCCATCACATCGGCGAAGACTATACACGTTGGATCGGTGCTGCGGGACGAAGTGAAGACGCTATTTCTGGCAAGATGGCGCGAGAGTTCGTCGCTGGTCTTGCGACCAAGGAAGGTCAGAAATATATCAAAGTCATCACCGGAAATTCTGTCCACTCTTTCATCGTCAACACCGAAAAGGACGCAAAGTTCAAGAAGGGTGACATTCTGAAGGCTGCAAGTTGGAATGCTCCTGCTCGCAACTTCTCAAGGGGTAACATCCTTGAAGGAAACTTCGGTGGCGCAACTTGGACGGGAGCTAACTAATGATACGAGTTATTCTGGGTCTTTTGTTGGTTCTTGGTGCTGCTGGGGGGTTGGAGGCTGATACTCTAACCCTCCAAGAAAGTATCCTTTGGGCAGGATTCTCTGCAATATTAATTGTGACTGGTCTTTATCGTGTTTTGGAGATTCATAGTGGCGGATAAAATCGTTGTTCAGATATCAACCTCTGGTGTAGAGAAAGTCTTTGAGACTTCTGCGGAAGCCTCTGAGTTTTTTGGTGCCGAGGTTTGGGAAGCAATCGTGGATGGAATTCATACCGAATACTGTCTTATTGAGGAAGTGTGAAACATAAAGTAATTCTTACAGACTGCGATGGAGTAATTCTTGATTGGGAATACTCCTTTACTGCATGGATGTCGGAAAAAGGTTATACTCCGGTAGGGAACTACGAAACCAAGTATAATGTCGGTCAGAGGTATGGATTGGAACGGGGCGAAGGTAGGAAACTTGTAAAAGAATTCAATGAGAGCGTCAATATAGCTCACCTAACTCCACTGCGAGACTCTGTAAAGTACATTCGTAAGATCCACGAAGAATTGGGTTATGTCTTCCATGTGATTACCAGTTTGAGTTCTAACCCATACGCAAT